TTTTTAATTTACTTAAGGAGTAAAAAATGGCTGTAAATACTAAGTCAGTTTTGTCAGATTCAGTTGTTGATTTAATGAATCAAGCCGTAATTGTATCTGGTGAAACTTATAACCGCATAGATAGATATGCAACAATTAGACAAGATGACATGGCGTCATCTATTTCATTTACTGTATTCTCAAGACTAAGTCCTGCGACTACTGCTTTAACTGATGGCACAGAAGCTACTTCAACTTCTATGACTGATACTAAAGTAACGCTAACTATGGCTGAATATGGTAATGTTATTACTTCAACTTCACTTGCTAATGTAGCTACTGCTGGTAAAGCTGACCTTGCGTCTGCTGAGCTTGTTGGTATCAACTTAGGTGAAACTTCTGAGTCTTTAGCACTTGGTGCTTTGGAAGCTGGTTCTAACACAGTAACTCCAGACACAGCTGGAACTTTAGACAACCTAGACCTTAGAGAAGCTTATACTGAACTAGCTGGTGCTGGTATCGCTAAGTTTGAAGATGGTCGTTATGTTGCGTTTATGAACCCAGCTCAAGTATCTGACATTAAAGGTGATTACATTCCTATCGCTCAAAACACTTCACTTCCAGAAGCTACAAATGGTATGGTTGGTTCATTAGAAGGTTTCACTATCATTGAATCTCCACTTGTAACAGCTGGTGAGGTAGTTTGTTTCGGTAAGAACGCACTAGGTAAAGCTGTAGGTATGCAACCTTCATTAGTAGTTAAAGAAGGTAATGACAATCTAAACAGAACAGTTAATATCGGTTGGTATGGCATCATGAAGTATGGCATTATTGATGAGAACGCTGTTAGAGTTATTACTGGGGCATAATAAATGGCTAAGACAGTAGTTGAAAAGGCTAAAAAAGTAGTCAAGAAGGCTACTGCCAAGAAGTATAAACTTCGTGCTTTGCGTGATGGTTCTCATGGCATAGATGGTGGAATCTATACTTTTAAGGCTGGTGATGTAATAACATTGTCTAAAAAGTCGCATTATGATGTGATGAAAAACCTTAAATCATTAGAGGATATTTAATATGGCTGTCTGGACATTAAAGAACGCAGACATCATTTCGGCTTTGCCTATATTGGCAGACCATTATGAAAAAGCAGATAGTGGCTCTACTACTTCGCTTGTATGTGGCAGATTAACTGCACTCGTAGAAGCAGAGATGGTTGGGGCTACTATCTCATTCATAACTGGCGACAATAAAGGTGAGGACGCAACAATCACAACTTACACAGACTCAACTGGAACTTTTGGCTTCGGCACATTAAGTAACTCTGTTGATTCTGCTACTGTATTTGGTATTGTCTATCTTGATTTTCAATCTTATATTGGTCGTGCTTATGACATGATTAAAAATGAGATGAGAAATAAAGGTATTGATATAGATTTATTCTTAACTGTTAGCCAGATGAAAGAACTTCATTTGACTAAGACGCTAGAACTAATCTGTGTTGCTAAACGCCAAGATGCAGATACTGATGACATTTTTCATCAAAACTATATGTTGTTTAAAGAGCGTTATGAGAAAGAAATGACAACTCTTAAAGCAGACTATGATATTGATGAAGATGGAGTCATAGACGAAGATGCAGAAGAAGATGTATCTGTGCAGGTAAGGTTGGTTAAATGATTAGTCTGTTAAGGGGCAAAGGCTACAAACTTACTACTAATGAAACACTTAGTAATAGGGAATTTCGTGAAGTATCTAAGTCTTATGCAATTAATGAAGATGAATCTACTTTTGATAATCTAGCTTATGATTTAACTGAAGTCTGGGAACTTTATTTAGACAAAAAGCTATATTCAGAAGCCAAGATGAAAGCTATCATTATTGCAACTAGAGATGAAGGCATTGACGGATTAGAAGTCGAGGTTGAAACGCAAGAGCGTGGTTATTTAATAACATTTACTACAATTAAGGAAGGAGTAATATAATGGCTATAGTAGGACACGAAGGTTCTGTATCTGTTGCTTCTGGTGCTATGGGTAATGCTAAAGCTTGGTCTTTAGATGTAACTCAAGAAACAGTTGACACTACAGACTTCGATTCAAATGGCTGGAAAGAATCAACTGCGACACTAAACTCGTGGTCTGGTTCTATTACAGCAATCTTTGACGCTTCTGGAACAGCAGAAGGTGCATTACAAACTGGTTTAACTGGTGGCTCATCAGTAGCTTTAGAACTAACACTTGGTGGTGGTTCTGGAAGTTATGATGTGTATTCAGGTAATGCAATCATTACTGGACAGAGCGTTACAAATGATGTTAATGGTATTGTTGAAGCAACATTCTCTTTTGAGGGGACTGGGGCATTAACAATCGCTTAATCTTTGGGGGGTGTAAAAACCCCCTTTCTTTATTATGGATAAATTATTAAAAGCATTAGAGAGAGAAGCAACAGAATTACGCTCAGTTGAATTTGTTGTTAGTGGGGAAATACAAAAAGTCTATTATCGTATTATGTCTGGAGATGACCATGCAAGAGCATTAGAGTTATCTAAAAAGACAAAAACAGTTAAAGAAACAGATGGTTCAACTACTGATTTAACTTATTATGATGATGATTTATTAAGATGTTATATCATCTATTTCCAATTATTAAATGAGAATGGAGAGCGTGTTTTTACTAATTTAACTGATGTTGATTGGATTAAAAAAAACATAACCTATGAAACATCTAGCTATTTGGCTAGTGTTATGGGTTTAAAGTCTGTATCAGATATAATAACTGAACAGCAAGAATTATTAAAAAAGACGAATGGCTGAAGGCAAAAGCATTTTTAGCATTTGAACTTCATAAGTCCATTACTGAAATAAACGATTTACCAATGAATGAGATTGGTTTATTATTAGCATATAAAATTCAGCACTTAAAGGACTTGGAAAATGCCAACTGAAAAATTAGAAATTGACATTATTGCTAAAGGCAAACCAGCTGAAAAAGCAATAGGTAAAGTAGAAAAGAAAACTGATGATTTAGGTAAAACTACCAAGCGTGTTGGAAATGATTCAGATGGTATGTTATCAAGACTTCGTGCTGGTTGGGTTGCTGTCGGTGCTACTATTGCTTTATCTGTTAATGAAGCAGTCCAATTTGAAAGAGCTTCTGTTGGTCTATCCAGAGAAATGCGACAATTCGCTAAAGATACTGCATTATCTTCTCAAGCGACTGCTGAACAAGTTGCTGGGTTCTTAAAATCTGCACAAACTGCTGGTCTTGCTGATGAGCAAATGAAAAAACTAGCAACTGATGCTATTGCACTTGGTTATGCTTTCCCACATGAAGATGCAGAAACATTACACGATAATCTAGTAATGCTTAACACTACTGGTGAGGCTCAAGGTTTTGTTGTTGATATTCTTGAGCAACAATATGCAAAAATGGGTAAACGCTTTGAAGATATTGATTTAAAAGCAGTATCTGTTGAAGAAAAACTAGCACTTGTTAATAATGTTATTAATGATTCAAGAGTTGCTATGGAAGCATCACCATTGCAAGATTATGATAAAGCAATGGGACAGTTAAATAACACTTTAACTGATTTAGGTCAAACCATTGTTGAAAGTGGTGCATTTACATTTCTTAATGAGGTATTAGCTGGTAGCAACTTAATTCTTAATAGACTTATTGGTTCATATTTATATTTAAAAGATTTAATTGTTGATACAAACGAATCTGAGAAAAAATATCTTGAGCAAAAAGCAAAAATATTGAAATTAGACCAAGAATTTTATGGCAAATCTCATCAAGAAGATATAACAGCTGTTAAAGACAGAATTTCAGAACTTACAGTTGCAAATGATAATTTAAATATATCTAAAGAAAAAACTGCTCAATTAAATACAACAGAAAAAGATTGGTATGACCACGCTAAAGATGGAATTGATAAATATATTGCAGGTGTAAAAGATTCCAATAATGAAATTACACGATTTCAAAATGTTGGTATAAAAGTTGCTCAGGGTTTAGAAGATGCCTTTGTGAATATGGCTATGGGAACTAAATCATCATTTAAAGATATGGCTAATGCTATTGTTGCAGATTTAATTAGAATACAAATCAGACGAAGTGTTGTTCTCCCACTATTAGGTTTATTTCATACTGGAACAGCAGAAGTTAAACATACTGGCGGAACAATAGGTGGTATTCCTTCATATCATACTGGAATGAGGTCTGATGAAAGATTAGCTAAATTACAAGTTGGAGAAGCTGTAGTCAATAGAGCTGGTGCATCAAGAAACAGAAATGCTATAGATGCAATGAACGCTGGGTATCAAGTTGGCGGTGGAACTGGCAATGTAACAACTGCTGAAATCAACTTTAATGTCCAAGCTATTGACGCTGTATCTTTTAATAATTATTTAGTTGGTAATAAACAAACTATTGAAAATATTATCAATAATTCTTTACAAACAAACGGAACTGTCAGAAGAACAATTAAGCAGGTAGTATGAATAATCTTACAAGCGTATTACTATCGCATAATTATCATCATGATATTCAAGAGTGGTCTAAACAAGGTTCTGCATATCCATTTGACTCTGGTGTAGAACAACGAATAGTCAATTATTCAATACCATCATTTGAACTAACTATCTCATATAGAGGTTTAACTTACTCAAACTATAAACAAATCAGAGATGCTTATGAAGCTAATAACTCTAATACATTTATTGTTGATTTAAATGATGAGATAGATACTAATTACTATATCGAAGCTGGAACTGGTTATATTGAAAACCAAGATGACTATATTGACCAAGAAATATCTGTTATTGATTTAAGACCACAAACAATGACACTAAACTCATCAGTCTGGGCTTTTAAAGACTTTCAATTTAAAGTAGAAGCTAAAACACTTTTATATACTGGAAAGATAACTTTAATTACTTCTGTATTTTTTAACTTTGATGAATATCAAGATTTATTTACACAATCATCTACTTATACTCAATCTCCCTCAACAGACTTATCATTTATTAATGTTTTAACTGATGCAAGACCATACGCTGTTGACTTAAAATATGTCAATAACGCTATATTTTCTAACATTGGACAATCAGTCAGACACGCAAGAAATAAGGGCGGATTGAAAAGATATTGGACTATGTATTGGCTAACAACAGAAACTAACTTTTTAAAACTGTTGACATTCTATAGAAAGAACGCTGGAATTATGGGAGAGTTTGGTGTTCCAGACTACGGCACAGAAGCTGGTTTATCTGTTCAATACATTGTTAATGATGATGACTATTTAGAAAATCCAGATGACTATGTCTTATGGTCTGGCTTAGATGCACTATCAAATGCAAGATTTCAAAATGATTCATTACAATATCAAAGACGAGTTGATGGACTATATCAATTCCAAGCAGATTTTATTGAGGTCAAACTATGAGTAAAACAATAACAAACAATGCTAGAGAAGATAGACAATTAGCATTATTGCATTTATTTGAGTTTGATATGTATAACTTTGATAATACATTTAAAGAAACTCTATACTTCACAGACCACGATATATTTGTTCAATATGATGGAAACGAATACACACCTCTAGCGATTACATTTGACAGACTGGTGGAAGATTTTTCTATGTCTGCTGATTCAATTAGTGTAGCGATTGATAATGTAAACTCAGCACTATCAAATACAGCAATATCTACAGAATGGAGAAACAATAGAGCATTGATACAAAGAGTAGCTTTTACACCGCCAAGTGAAACTATTGGAGAGAAAACATACGATTATGGCTATGGAGATAATTTAGGCTCAAACACATATCCATTATTAGATTTAAGTGGAATAACAAAAGATGTTTGGACTTTGTTTGCTGGAATCATTGACACATTTAGTGCAACTGAATCAACATTAAGAGGAACAATAACAACCGAATTTAATAACTGGTCTAAACCTTACCCGACAAGAACTTATAGCCAGAATGAATTTACAACAATCGTTGGTGCTATGACCGATATAATTTATTGGGGCAGACAAGAAACACCATAATGAGAAATTGTTTTACAGAAGTTATTAATTATCTAAATCTTTATTACGATTTGCCTAATGGTTGGAAAGACTATAAATTAGATATTAATAATATGGATTTGTATGTAGAACAAGAAAAGAAGTTTTTAGCTCGTAAAGAACATATAGGATTTTTTAAAAGTTTTTGCAAACCAGTTAAAAAAGCTGAAAAAAACGATATAGTGCTAACTAGAACATCAGTTGGTTGTGCAATTAACAAATTTGCTTACTGGGTTTATAACGAAGATTTAAAACATATAGAGCACAAGTTATTAGATAAAAAATGTTTAGTATTAAGGATTAATAATGGGTAGTAAAGTAAAAGCAGTCGCTGGTATTGCTCTAGCAATATTTGCACCGACAGTAGCTAATATAGTTGGAACAACATTGTTTGGTGCTAGTATGTCTGCTGGTATTTATACTGCATTAACAGTTGGTGCTACTCTAGTGGGTGCTTCTTTGGCTGGTTCTGCATTAGCACCAGATATTCCAGACTTAGGTGATATTTCAGGTGCTGACCAATATGCTGGACAAAAACTAACTGCTACAAGAAACAATACTGGAACTGTTCCAATCGTTTATGGATTTCATAGATTAGCTGGAAATGTTATTTATCAAGATGCTAATAATGACTATACATCAGATGATACAGCTAAAGGATATAACAGAGATTACTGGGCAATCATTACTTTTGCTGGACATGAAATAAATGACATCACAGACATTTATGCAGACCAACAAGTATTAACAAACATATCTGGGAATATCTATACAAACACTTATCACCATATTAAATGGTATAACGCATCATCTACAGCAACAAATATACAAAGCGTAGATTTTGTAGTTAATGATACTGGTGATACTCAAGCTGGTTCTACTCTTGGTCTTGCTAGTGCTAATATTCCAGCTGGTGTTGCTTTTATGGCTGTTCACCAATTATTTGATGGTCAGCAAAATAAAAACACTCAATTAGCAACAATGACTGTTGAATTAGAGGGTAAGAAAATTAGAACAATTACTGATGCTTCTACTATATCTACAACAACATCATATTCCAGTAATCCAGCAGAAATTATATTAGATATTCTTGGAGAATCACTTGGTGTTCCAGATTCAAGAATCGATATTGCTTCTTTTTATGAAGTTAAAACCGCTTGTAATACTTATGGTTGGGATTGTAATCTAGCACTAATCCAACAAGCTAATGTCCAGTCAATTATTCAAGAAATATTATCTACATTTAGAGGACAAATTATTCATTCAGAAAATAACTGGAAATTAAAAGCAGATGCAAAAAATCAAACATCTGTAGCTACTTTGACTGATGATGATATTCTTAATAATTCATTGAATATCACAATGCGTGGCTCTAAAGACATATTTAATAAAGTTAGATTCAAATATATAAATCCTTCTGATGAATGGTTAGCTTCACAAACACTAATTGAAGATACAGACCTACAAGCTTTAGAAGGTCAAATCATTGAAAAAATACTTGATGTAAAAGCAGTAACAAATACAACTCAAGCAGAAGAACTAGCAGAGATTACACTAAACGCTTCAAGATATACAGAAGATGACTCTGGAAACCGAATTAAACAAACACCACTCATCTGTGATTTTGCAACTACGATAAAACACGCAGATTTAGAGGTTGGGGACATTATAACAATCCAACACGATTTATTAGACAGAGATAGAAAATTTATGATATTATCTTTGGAAACTGACCAGAGTGGATTAATTCAAGTATCGGCTCGAGAATATGCCGAAACTCATTATAAAGACAGCTCTGGAACTTATATTATTTAGGAATAGTTTATGGCAATTACAACTAGAAGTGGAAAAGGCTCAGCATTAACACATACTGAGATGGACACAAACTTTGAGTCTATTGCAGAGAAAACATCTGCTACTGGCTCTGTTAAATTACCAGTTGGAACGACTGCACAAAGAGATGCAACACCAACAGCTGGAATGCTTAGATTTAACTCAACTGAAACATCAGCAGAAATCTATGATGGCTCAGAGTGGGGTGCAGTTGGCGGTGGCGGTGCTTCAACAGCAGTATATGCTGAACACGCTCACACACTTAGCGAAAACTTAGAAATTGCTTCTGGCAATAATGCTATTTCTGGTGGTGCAATAACTATTGAATCTGGCTATTCTGTAACTGTTCCAACTGGAAGCACTTGGACTATTGTTTAAAGGTAAATTATGAGTAAAGTAAAAATACAAGGTAATGCAAGTGGAACTGGAACATTAACCATTTCTGCACCTAATACAAATACAGATAGAAGTCTAACGCTACCAGATGGTGCTGGAGAAATAGTAGTATCAAGCGGTGGTGCTTTACCTGCCTTAGATGGTAGTGCATTGACTAATTTACCAACACCTACTGTTGGATATGGTGCTTTTCAAGCGGTTATGACCGACAGTCAATCAATTAGTTTAACCACAAATACAAAAATAGAATTTGTAAGTGAAGTAAAAGATTATGAAAGTTTTTATGATATAAACAATAAAAGATACCAACCAGATACAGCAGGATTGTATTTCGTGCAATGTCGTATTGAACACGAAACTCCATATAATGGAGAAGTTAAATTAAAACTATATAAAAACGGAAGTAGTTATTCAGAAGAAATAACCGAATCTCCCAATACTTCTGGTTATCCAAGTGCAACTCTTAGTGCTTTAGTGCCATTAAATGGAACAACTGATTATTTAGAAATGTATGTTTTTCAAAATATGGGAACTACTATTTCTATTTATGGGACTGCCGAATATGGTGGTTTTGGGGGTTATTTAGTGAGGGCAGATTAATGATTTTACAAGAAAAAATTGTATCTATATATCCAGAATTAACAAAAGAAGATTTTATAGATACACCAGCCCAAAGTGCTTTAATTAGATTAAGAAATGATGGTGATGGAGATTACATAGAAGAATGGAATCACCCAACATTAACACAACCAACTCAAGAACAACTTGACGCAATAACGGAATAAGATATGAGTAAATTAAAAGTAACAAC